TTCCTTTCTCATTTCTTGAATACTTGCCAGGTCCTTCTCATATTGTTTCTTGAGCGCCTTCTCTACTACTGCAAAGTGAGAGCGCTTCTTTTTTCTCACTCCATTAACTGTACTTACTGTAATCACCTTTTGCTCCTTCTGTTATATTCCATTTCAGATTTTACTAACTTCTTAACCGCGATAACCTGGAAGACCAGGACCGCCAAACAACAACAACCTTTAACAACTTCAGCCATATTTTCTCACCCCCTTTCGTTTCCTGATTTTCTTTATGATACCACTTTTGATACCACATACAAGAATTATTTTGATAAATCGTTGCGCGGCCGTAGAAGCTGCTCCGGATCCCTGGCAACCTTTTATAATGGTTGCGCCTGGTCCGGCGGATCCAGCTCCTCGAAGCAACCATTTCCTTATAAGGGATTATTTAAGGAATTGAGCCGCGGCCCAAAATAACGGGTCTTCAGGTTGCCCCAGGATTGACGATCTCCGGCCGGGCCAGGTCAGGGCCTTCACGGATTCATTGAGGTTTCGAGGATCCGGCTCAGCGGTCCTCTGGATGGATAAGTTGAGTATAAGCCTGTTCGGCTATCCAATCGCGCCGCTCCTTCAAGATCAAAAGGCGCCGCCGCTTCTCGTCAGGGGAAAGGTCCCGCGACTGCTCGACTATGCGCCCGGCCGCGCTTAGTTTGCTCAATTCTCGTCGGGACATTCTAAGGGCCTTAGCGTTCTTGACACCACTCCGGCCGCGGGCTGAATACCAGGCCAGCCTATTCTTGTGTTTATCAAACCACTTCTGATTATCCTGGAAAGGTATTTTATCCTTTGCCATTAACTTTGCGGAGGTTATCAACTTCTCGACTTCATCATGCGACTTATAGAAGGAGTCAACATATTTCCCTGGCATAAATGAAGGATGAACAAAGGTTCTAAAACCAGGAAGCTCATACAATGGCTTAGAAGGCGGAGGCGGCACGTCTATCAGACTAGAAGCTATCATAGCTTTATCCGTTAGATCCAGGCCGTACCTACCTAGTCCGGCATAATATCCACGCACTAAGTTGTCGATTTTCATTGGGCTGTATTTTATATCAGCCTCGGCCAATTTCTTAGACAGTAGCTTAGCGGTCTGAGAGGTCCGGGCTGTATGCTGGAATTGTTCCTGTCTCCCCTGGATAGATCCTGGCACTATTGGAGTCTCACGGAACACGCTGTAATTAAAGAAGTTCTCAGCTAAAGGCTGTACCAGGTCGGGAGCCATTTCGGCCACCAACTTTTCCGGACCTCCCATTATATCTATCGGCAACGCTCCCGATACGCCTTGAAAGAATTTATTAACCGCCTTTGGATCATCCTTATATATAAGGTTCAGGGCTTGTTCTGCTGAGGTCCCGTATATTTGACCCAACAGGAAGGGCTTAGGCAAAGAAATTATCATTTTCTCATTAGGACCAATCAGCCCGGCGCTCCGATATTCTTCAGTCAGGTTGATATTCCAGAAATATAATCTCTTGAAAACGGGCAAGTTCTGAATATCGTCGTCGTCCTTTCCAAGCCACCAGGTAGCGATAGATGGAATAGTTATATATAAGAAAGCTCTTAGCGCGGTCCGAAAAGGATGTTTCTTATGAGCGCGAATCATTTTATCCACGTCCAGGATCCCGGCATTAAAGAAAGCCTTAAACTTGTTTACTATTCGACCTTTGTATCCACCCTGAGCAAAGTTAAGAGTCACGTCCTTAGAAGCGTTAGCCGCTTCCAAAGGTGTTTTACCTTTAGCTATTGCGGCCTTATATTCTGCAACTCTCGTAATTTCCTCCATAGTTGCCGACACTTTCTGTAACGTCTCCAGAGCGTTAAGAGGGTTTGCCATGTGCAAAGCCTTGCGTAAAACAGATTGATCCCTAATCACGTCAGACAGAGCTTGCTCCAGGTTCGTGCGGTCCGCGGCCATCATATCGCTGTAACGTCCCCCGGCCTTTACCCAATCCCAATATTTATCTGTTTTCCCTAAAACGTCATGGAAAGCCTTGAAGCCGTCCCAAAAAGGAATAATCCCATGCTCACTATATACAGCGGCCGTTACCTGGTCACGGAAAGGGTTACGTGCCGCAAACTCTAAAGTCAACGTCGCTCCCGCCCGTTTCATTCTTGTTGCTAGATTCAATACCTTTGCAAAAGGGATCTTCTTCATAATCTCAGCGTCTACACTATCCTGAAGATTCAAAGCCCTCCATAGCTCCCTGTCTTGGAGCTGGTAATAATCCGGGCGCCCTTTATCCCATGTCTTGAAAATTCCATCCTTCGGCCGGACAGAATCAATAGCTCTCCAGATCTTAGCCCCCGTCGAATTTTTCCTAAGCCACTCGGAAATTGGATTATCAAAATCAGAATTGACCAGGGCCAGATCCTCCATGCCCCAATCCTCGGCCAACTGTTGAGCGACACCGCTACTCTTGATTATATCAGCCAACTCGTCAGCGCTAATAATCTCCGGCTTTATCTTTGTAACAACCCGGTCCGCTACCCTGGCTCCCCCTGGAGTCTTCTCGACGGCGTTAATAAATGAGCGGGCCACCACGTTACGGTCAGCCAGGTCCCTAAACACATAAGCGTTCCTAATAATACTCTCTATAGGATCTATAATCTCCCTGTCTGAGCCTTTCATTTTATAGATACCCCGGCCCGTATTCACAAAACCGCGACCCGTTCCAGGCATACTTCGTCCTGCAACCGCTTCATACATTCTATAGAAAGGAACATACATTTGATTCAGCTCATCCATGCCATGAGCTTCTTTCTTACTCAGGACTCCAGCCTGGACCAGCAAATTTCTCTGAGTGGCCTGGAAGTTGGAAAGCCTGACTCTAAGAGGCTCATACTTAGCCTTAAACAATTCCACCGTCTCGTTAGCGTCCCTGGGATCTATCCCCGTCTGGATCCCTCTACCTCTTAATTCTTGAGCGCGGTTAGCAACAAGGTAAGCCCGGAAATCATCCATGTCTTCAACGTCTTCCAAAATCTGACTAAGGCTTTCTCCTACTTCTTCGCCCTTTAAGTTTATAGAGCCTTTATGCAAAGCATAATCAACCTTACCCCTCCAGCCGCCGACATAATTAACAGCCAATGCTGATACTTTATCGGCCGTCTTCCTGGGGAGGCCCATAGAAGCCAGATAATCCATAGAACGATCAATAGGAGCCAACTCGTTTACCCATGCGTCCTGAAAATTGTTTATAATTTCCGATACTGACTTCTTAGGACGCTGGCCGCTTGGTACTATCATGCTTGAAATCTTAGCGGGGCCTGGTTGCTCGATATACTTCTTAACCATTTCCTGAGCTTCTTGCAGGACTTTATTAATAACCGGAAAATCATCGTGAAGCCTCTCCTGGAAATACTCGTCAAACATAGGCGCCTCAGCCGCGGCCCTGGCGGGATCCGTAAGGTAGAGCCTGGTAAATTCAGCGACACCTTCACGCCTGACCTTCGGCCTCTTGTAACTCGGCAAACTGGTTACTTGCCCTAACTTCAAAAGCTCATTATCAAACTTAGTCTGAAATGTTGTCTCATCAAAAAGTATATGGTGTAGATAATGCCCCACTTCATGCGCGAGAGTAGGGACATCGTTTATCATTCTGGTTCTTATAACTTCCGTACTCGGCTGGTAATATCCTAACGCCCTCTTTCGATTCACTCCGACTCTGTAAGGTATATCCAACGCCTCAACCAGGTAGCGCCGTGTGTCTGCCAGAGAGAGCGGCCGCCCCGTCTTCTTATCGAAATGAGGTTCTATATCTGCTATACGCCGCGGAAGTGTTGCCCTTTCATAAGTAGCGGCTATTTCATCACCAGACAACTTTTCAGGCTTATCTATTATCACCTTAGCCGTAGATACACCTGTCTGCCTGAAAGCCTCAGCTCCAGTAAAGGATCCAGCGTCTAAATCCTCAACTTCTCCGTCTACTTTCTTCAGCCATTCCCGGAAAGCAACCGACTTCTTGTCTTTCCTAAAGAAAGGCCCCTTGCTCATTATCGACACCACCCGGCCGCCTGGCTTGAGCATCTTGTATGCGTGTTGGACGTGTTCCATGTCTTGCCCCTGCTCAAAAGGCGGATTCATAACTATACGATCATACTGCTTATCGCTTGGCTTCATATCCAGGAAATCAAACTCAACTACTTCGTGTCCCTTTTCTTCCAGAATATCCCGGAGCGTACTATTAATCTCTACTACATCTACACCGACGGCCGGGAGGTCCGTTGTTATCATATCAGCTATATCACCCTTACCAGCGGAAGGCTCAAGTACGTCCATGCCAGCGTCTATATCAGCGTCGTCAATCATGGTCTTGATTATCGTGCCAGGAGTAGGAAAGAAACCTGGTATCTTCGTTCCGACAAGCTCTCGCTCAGCCGCCTTGATAGGATCCTCAACCGTTTTAACTCCGCGGTAATTCATATACTCACGTAAAGCCGACCTCAACTCTGCTGAAGTCTCTATACCCATAGCCCTCAACCTATCATAAGGAGCAATACTTTCTTTAAGGTCCTCGATTGTCCACTTGGAAGCTCCGGCCTTTTCTCCAGACTTAATAACTTTTCTTATATCGTTTTCTTCCTGGCGAGTCTTAGCCTGGTACGTGTACTGATCCTGGTCTGACATTTTCCTCAGCTTAGGTAAGAGCTTCTTGACGATCCTCTTGAAACCAGACTTGTCTTCTCCTATTTCTTCCAGAGCGTTACGGAGCCTCGGTACGCTCACTTCTATCTGAGGGAAATCAACAATATCTATATCCTGGTCCGACGGCTCGGTATCCTGATACTCTTTTGGTATACCTGTTCCGCCTCCATGTTTCTGCTTAATATTCTCCCAATGAGCCTTATACAGGATCTTCTCCAGGTTCTCGATATGCGTCCTGGCCCGGATCCCGGCCAGATATGGCGCTTCTCCGGCCTCTACGCCCCCTGCAACACGCTTAATTGTCTCGGCAAGCTGTAGATCCCTTCTGGCCCTTTCATCGGCATACGCGGCTTCTCTGGCCCTTTTAGCGGTATTTGTCTGTCTTTCGCCCGTAAGTATGTTATTCGCCTGTTGCTCCATGCGCTCAGCTATATTCATTAAGCGGCCTACAGCGTTACTCTGGGCTTCTTGCTTCTTGCCAGCCCTTTCACTCGCGGTTGACAGATCCTTCTCCTTAACCGTCATAAACTTTTCAGCGTGGCCGCGCTCGTTAAACAGGAAACCTCTACTGTATCGAGAATAGTATCCGCCTAATGCTTTAGCCGCCCGCCTCAACTCTCCATATTGATCCTTCTCGACTCGATCACTCAGCCTCACAACATAAATAGGTTCTCCGGTTTTACTATGCACCTCATCAGAAAGAACAAATTTCGTATTTTCAAGAGCTACCTGAGTTATCTTTGTTGCGCGGTCCTTCTCAGACTCTCTACGCTTCATAGTTTCCTGAGCCTGGAGTTCGTCGTACTTAGTCTTTTGCTCCGGACTGAGCGCCTGGGGACCCTTGTAATATACAAACGTCTCAAACTCTCTCAACGTCTCTGGATTGGTTAAAGCCTTTCGGTGTTCCTCTGTTGATACCTGGACCTTTTCCGCATACTGCTTAATATCAGCATCCGTTATCGTACCAACCACTTCCGCCTGAGCCTGGTCGTATGTCTTCGCGTCCGCTCCAAATGGACTATAAGATATTGCTTTATCAAGAGAGTAGATCCCGCCCATTCTCTGATAGATTCTATTAATAACCTGAGCCTTCTTTAATCCTCCGGTTCCACCAGGCGCCAACTGTTTCAATGTCTTCGTTTCCAGGTGCGCCTTAATGCTTTCTTCCGCGGCCTGATACTTCTGGAATTCTCTCTTTAATTCCTCAGCCGTTATGTCTCCGTCCTGGATCCGTTCTCTTATCTGCTTATGGTGAGGGACCGTGTATTCAGCGGAAGGTAATGCTTTCCCCGTATCTTTTGGTTCTGTTACCTTTTCATATTCCTCCGTGGATACAACGTACTCCTTAAAACGAGCCTGGAGCTTCTTAATACTCGACTCTCTTAGCTCCCGGATCCCGCTCTCACTATCAATATAACCTTCCGTCAAGAAAAGAGAATATCCGTCAGGCGCTTCTTCAGCAACGTCCGCAATCTTATTACTATTCTGAATAGCCCAACTTTTCAGGGACGCCGGGACCTTGCCAGAAAAAGTTACACCTGGTTCTTCAACTATCTCTTTTTCCTGGACCGGAGCCGGAGCTGGCTTCGTCTTAATCCTTCCACGCTTAAACAATGTGGTTACGTCCTGGCCCTTATCCGTTCTTACTGGAGACAACAAAACATACTCGTTCTCTCCTGCAAGCAATACAGGGAAAGGTCGCTTGGTTACATCGTCAACACCTTCCTTACGATATAAAGTAACTTTCTCATTACCCATGCGTCTCAGAAATTGAAAAGCGTCTCTTAGCTGGTAATTGACATATTTATTAAGCGTGGTTCCCTTAGCCACTTCATCCGATTCAAACCTTCCTATATCCTTTATAGCTCCACCAGCCGCAACACTTCCGTCCGGCATTACTACCAGGTCAATCATTAATTCTTGTTTAGGCATATCGACGCCCTTACGTAGAGCCTCAGCCCTATTCGTAAAACGCTCCATGACTTCGGTATCAATTTCCTGAGCCTTGTATTCTGGTCCTGGCTTAGGCATATCTCCTAGCTTATAACCTGGTATAGGTTTATTAATAGCTGGCTTAACGCCTTGCCCTTTAGTCTCGCCACCTACTCCTAGAACAACGTGGATCCTCTTACCGTCTGAAGACAACAATTCTCCACTCTTAGCATCATGGTAGACAGTCTGTAATTCAATTCTAGTAGCATCTTTACTTACGGCCGGAGCCAATATCTTATTTAATTCAGCTCTCGCGCTCGGCCTCTTATCAGGGAGCTTAGATAAAGCCGTTGGCCTGGTCGGAGCCTTTGTCGTTTTACCTGGCCCTGGTACTCTTGTAGGAAATCCTTTAGCCCTCTTAGCAAAAGACCTTAGATTCTCTTTTGTATTTACGAGAGTAAACTCTCCGTCTCCTGGGACCTCAATCCTAACCGTCCCCGGATCCTTCTTCTGCTTCCTGGCGTCTTCTATGCTAATCCATTCAGCCGCCTCAATAGCCGCTGTAATTTCCTTAACAAGAAACTTCTTTTGCTCTACTGGTGTTATTGTCTTTTCTTCCGCGGGTGTAACGTCTCCGGATACTACAGTCTCGCCTGATTCTTGCTCTACCTTAACATCATCCTTCACTTCATCGGCCGTAGGTTCTACTTCAGGCTCAGACTCCACGACCGGAGCTTCTGGTTCAGGTTCAACGGCCGGAGCTTCAGGTTCTATTTCTTCCACCTTCTTTACAATCTCATTCTTGATATTCTCTATGGACTGCTTCTGCAACTGAGTACCAATCGAAACCGCTCCACCACCGAGCAAGCCGCCCAGGCCCTCATTAACGCCTTCCTTCCAGGCTTCAATAAACTGCTTACCCTTATCACTCCACTCAATGTCCTGACGGTTTAATATGTCAGTCATTGTCTGCATAGGATTTTCTAAAGACTCTGTAGTTCCTTCCGTTATACTGCTGGTCAAAACTTGCATAGCCTTTCTCATCCCACCAGGAGGCGCCTTCTTAAACAAAGCATCGAAACCAATCTTCTCCATAGCCGCTACAATAAGACCAAAAGCAACTGCCTTCTCGGTAGCTTGCGGATCCCCGCGCTTCAATAATTCATCGTAGTATGGTCCAGCCTCCATAAGAGCGCCTGTAAATGGAGCCGCCGCTGGTCCTCCGGCCGCAACAGCCTGACTCATTGAAGTTACAGACTCCAATAGTGTCTCAGAGATAAAGCCAGGATCCAGCAACAGATCCCAATTAGGCTTCCCATTAACCATAAACCTTTTGGAAGGAGCATACTGCTCTAGTAATTTCCTGTTCTCATTCGTGTATTCAGATAGAAACTCTCCGGAGGTCTTCAGGTTCTCAGAAACTAATTTACTTACAGCTCCTAACTCAGCCCCTCTCTTTAACGCTTCTCTCTGAGCCGTTCCCTCTTTAGGATTCAGCGTTATTCCATACGCCTGAGAAAGAATATTAGGATTTAAGATTGAACCTTTCTCTGTTCTATAAATTCCGCTATTAGGATCTTTATATACATCTGGTAGCGCCCGGCCGCCCGGAGGCCGTCTCGACTTAAAGACTTCCACGCCTTCAGGGATTCCTTCTTCCAACTTGCCAGGATCCACGACTCCTAATTCTTCTTTACCTATGCGCTCAATCTCATGGCCCGCTAACTGCAATCCTCCACCTACTCCACCAGGTAGAGCTAATCCGCCCTTCGCTACAGACGCTCCTAATCTCCCTACCTGTCCGGCCGTTTCCGGACCTTTAGGACCTGGTATGGCAGTATCAATAAGATTGATTGCTCCAGGTCTTTCCGGCTCAGTCATACGTGGAATATTACTCACTATATCAGGATCCACTTCAACTGGCTTCATTATGTCTTCTATAGGCTGGTCCGCTCCTGGTATTTGTACTGGACCTTCAGGCACAACAAATTCAGCCTTCTCAATATCCTCTGGAGTTACCGGGACCTGGTACTCTTTCTCCCACGGCTTCTGAGCCTGGTCCTCGGTTTCTTTCCAATTCTTCTTCCACGGCTTATCAAGCTGTTCACCTGTCCGCGTATCTATTCCGCCTACTTCTTTACGCGGGTGAGCGTCCATCTTATAGGGTGAAGGGAAATGGCCTTCCGAATCTATGTATAAATCTCCAGCCTTGTAAGCGGCTCGGTAATCGTAAAGGTGAGCTGGATCATCTGGATCCGCTCCAAGAGGCATATTCATATTATCCCGCTGGTTTACTACGGATCTATAAGCTCTTTGGAAATCTCTCTCGGTACGCTCATCAAAAGAAGTCGGCTCAGCTTCCGCCACCGTTGAGTCTTCGCCCCAATTCTTTTCCCACGGCATTACCATACTACTTCTCCTAAATGGTTGCGCCTGGCGCCGAGGATCCTGGCAGCCGGCGCAACCTTTTTATATAGCTTCCCAACTCTTAGGATCATTAGGATCCCCACCCTTAAACCTGAAACCGTTGTCAACAGTACCGACGGCTGGAACGGCCTCTGGAGCCGCTTCCCCTGAAGGCGCTCCCGTTGCTTGAGCCTGTCCGCCTAACGCTTCTGGCAACGGCATAGGTTCTTTACCCTGGGCCTGAAGAATCTTATTGATCTGCTTGTATTTCTTCAAAGCTCTTTCACGCCTCCGGCCTCCTAAACCTAAAGGACCTACATACTGGTCTGGATCCTCTTTAGTAAGCAACTGAATATCTGACGCGAGGTCCGCCTGAAGTGCGTTCAAGTCTCCGCCTTGAGTTTCTGCCCCTTCTTCCCCTTCAGCTCCGCCGCCGAATAAGGATTCAATATCAGAGCCGCCCGTACTCTTGGCCGGGACAGGTCTATAACCCTTGCTCTTATTATCCCAATAATAATTCCTTCCGTCCTTCTCCGTTGTAGGTCCTTCATACGGCCAACGGACTATATCTTCTTCGCTTTCTGAAGGCTTGATAACTTGATACTGACCTTGGCTTGTCTGGACCAGTTTATAGCCTTCAGGGATTCCTTCAGGTGTCGCTACCTTCGGATCAAATCCTTCTCGGCTCCCCTGTATACTCCTAGCCTTTCCAAGAGTATCTATGCCCTTCATCATGTGACGGACCTGAGCTGGAGATACTTCGTCAAAATCTACGTCCGGGTATATCTCTTTCATTTCCGGAGAGGCGTCGTACAGCTTCTCAAAAGCGTCTACTATTGCCCTAGACTGTTTACGCTTATCCTTACGAGCCGCTTCCTGGAATTTACCTTCCGAGATCTGACCCATTTCTTTCCTGAAGTTCTTGCGTAGATCCGCCCGGCCTCCGCCTAAAGACATACTTTTCTGTTCAGGAGTTAGCTCGATACTCTCAAACCCTTCTGGAGTAGCAACCTGGCCCGTAAACTTAGGCATAGTCTGTTGGAAAGGAGCCTTCCCTTGAGTTATGAGCGCCTTCATCTTCTCGCTTGCACTCATGCTTACAGGTCCATCCCTTTCTTCTACCATAATATTAGACTGAGTAGGCACTCCGCCTTCAGCAACATTGACACCTGAGACACCTGGGATCCCTGTATCAGGAGCCACGGCCTCAGCATCCGGAACGGCCTGGCCCGTTACCGCTCCTGATACTCCAGGAACCGGAGCCACGTTAGCCGCCTGGCCTGTCTTAACCATTTCCTCGCTAACATCTGGAGTGGCGCCCTGAGTAGATTCTCCGCCCTGTACGAGATTCTTACCCTTCATGTATTCCTGCCTTTTCCTGTTAGCCGCCATTTCGGCCGCAACGCCTTCAGGTGTAGTAGCTGATATGCCAGGAACATTTATTTCAGCAACCCTCTTTGCTGGCCTACGACTGAGAATATCTTTTTCTTCCACAATCTCTAATTCACCAGTAAAAGGATTTCGCGCCGCTTCTTCTTGAGATTCTCCAAAATACTTCATGCGCTCAGCCGTAGTAAAGACTCCTGAAGTTCTTTCTTTCTCAAACTGTTTCTGAGAATCTTCAAGCCTTTTCTGTCTTTGCTGTAGACCCATTTCTCGCCGCGCCAATTCTTCGTCTGATAATGCGCCATATCTGGTAACCATGATTAATCTCCTTATTAATTACTATTAGTGAAATCCCATTCTATAACCCACCAGGCATAATTAGCAAACATTCCATGAGTCGCACCTTGCGCTACAACAGGACAGCTATCCGGGTTAGGATCCAGCGTAGTGTCTCCAACATAAGCCGTAACATGACTCGTATCGTTTGAGTTCGCGAAATGCTCTAAATTCCACAATAGGCCGTTTCCGTTTGATATGCCGTCAATATCCAAAAATACATCTATTCCAAAAGCATCCCAACCAGCTAAGAGCCAACAATCCGCCTGGTGCTTGAACGGCGTCAACTTTAATCCAAGCGACGTATTAATCTTAGGTTTACTTCTATTTCTGTATCCTCCGAAATTCCAAAAAGAAGAAGCTGGAATATACGTCGTGTTATAAGAAGCTCTATAATATGGAAATGTTGTATTGTTCCAGGCTGGCGGCCATTGAGAGTCATAACTATTCTTAGCATTAGCACAAGTATTAAAAACAAGCGACGCCGCCGATAATTGTGCGCCTGAGTCTAAAGTAGTTGTCTGAGAAGATAATCCTACTCTTGTCTTCTTTAATACTGATAAACCAGCCTGTATCTCATCAAAGATCCAACTTCCAATTACGTCTCCCTCCTGCATCCTTCCATATAATGCTCCAGATACCGGATCCGTTGTTGAACGCCTAAAGCCACTTGGATTAATTCCAGCGGCGGATCTCCAGGACGCGAGCGTATATCTTGGTGGCTCACCTACTGTTGTAAGGTCTACTGAATGATCTATGAAATCTATGCAGACTTCCTCAAGCCATTTCTGGACCCTAGACCAGCCAGCCCACTCTACGCCTCCTGAATAGAACAATACATAATCTAATCCCTGTAAGTCTCGACCTTCCATTTCAGACCAATCGGCCCACTTAGTAGCATCCCAGGTGGATCCGGAAGTATGAGCTTCCGTACAATAATATAAAATATATGTAGTAGGATGAAGCCGCAAAGTATACTTCGGATAAATAGTAGAAGGCGCCCAAAAGCTAAAATAGCCTACCGCTTGTCTTCGCTCTATTATTCCAAGCTGGATTTCTTTCATTACGCTGGCGGCTTGCCAATCTGTTCCGGCGTTAATTGTTGTAAAAGCTCCCATTATATTCCTTACGAGTGCGCTCTTGTCCAATCCCAACTTACATCAAAATCTGCATTACTATCCTTAGTCAACTGCTGATACTTTAGACCGCCGGAAGGAAGAAGCGCTGAGGATCCTGTCTGGACGTATCTATCATCGAGGTCAACGGCCGTAATGGTCAGAACGTGTCCGAAAGTATCAAACGTAAGATTCTGTACCACATATCCGTTACTGTTACTCGTATCCGAAACGCTTGAAGTATCCTTATGATTCAGCTTAACGAAATTATCATTAGCGTCATACTCCCACTCCAGGCCGTCGTCGTCGTCCGACGGATCCGCATAAGCTCTTAATACTCCATCATCATAAGCGGACCCTAAATATCCTGAAGGCTTGTCATAAACGATAGCGACTTGCTCATCTAAATCTATCGAGTGTTCATTCTTTGGAAGCTCATCCAACTTCTGAATAACAAACTCGTCTTCTTCGTCTTCCGCCATTGTTTGAAGATTGATAACTTCCTGCTGAAGCATGGAAATTTTAGTCTCAATCTGTTCTATTTTTTCTTCTATTTGGCTCATGTCTGATTACCAATATCCGAATAAGCGCCATTATCATCTGTCCAAGCAGTACATGACTGAGTAATACATTTTGCCCTATATCTTCCTTTACCATATATTTCAACCTTCGCCCAAACAGGATGCTTACTATCGCTATTAGGAAAAGCATAAGCGGCCGTTCTGGATCCTGTCTGAAGCACATGATATGTACTGGTAAAGAATCTAACTTCGTCTGTAGGATCCCCATTAGAGTCTTTAATTCTTCTCCACTTTGCTTCCGTATAAGTGAAGCTATGTTCAAAGTTATCCCATTGAGGAACAGATCCGGAAGAATAACGCGGGATAACTGTACCGCTTATTATGTTCGCGGTCCCGTCTCCGTTATCTATGCGGTCCCTGTAATTCAGTACATAGGATCCCCCCACTCCATAAGTATCGGCCACGGTCCATATAGCTTCAATACGCTCCTTAGAAACTCGCCTCCAGATATAAGTAAAAGCACTTTTCTGAGTATCAACTGCCTCAACTTCCTTTAGGATTGTTGGATTCGTTGAAGTCAAAGTCCAGCGTCCGTTAGCCAGATCAGTAGCAAACGTACCGCTCGTATGATCTACGGTGCAAATATAATCGTTACCTGATTCTGATACAATATCTCCGCATTTATAATCCGTAGGAGACGCCCAGGGGGACGGAGAAGAATAATCGAAAGTGATCCCCTGCTGGACCATTATCATTCTCTCTCCATCAGCTCCTTCTCTAAGCGATACTCCCTGAATTGCTCCATTTGTATCCGGCCGGATCCAGGATCCTGCCTCGTCTGCATCATCAGCCGGGACGCCGCGGGACAAGCGGCCCCAGGTCATTCCATGTCCTTCCACGGATCCACGTTGAGTAAGCACGTCTCTGGCTATCTCCTTACGGCCTGAAACCGTCTGAATATTTGTCCAGTTCACCGCTCTAAACGCTACAGTAAATCCAGCCGTCCCGTCCTTCTTTACTTCAAATTTACGGTCCGCATAGGTCCAGCCAGCTCCAGCTATATCCGAAACCAAAGAGGCGTCAGGTATATTCATTAAGTTGTCCTGGTCCTCCGGATCCATTTCATCCCACATATAAGCCAGGTAATCTCCTTCACCTTCATCAAACCCAAATAGTTCAAGTATCTCATTCTTCTGAAGGACCCGCGGGCTGAGCGCGGAAAGGTCGTCAATATCCTCTACCTCATTAAGCTCCGTGAGTGTTTCGGTAAAAGTAATACTTCCATCTTCATCCTTATCAGACCGGACCTCCGATACTGCAAATTTGCCTGTATACTGTTCTCCGTCCGCATAAGGATCATCGACGGAAGTTACTGTCCGTCGCGCAACCAGCATATCATCTGCAAACTCTGGATTAACGTGAGGAAGTCTCCTGATTAACCTTAGAGACTCTGTTATCGGAATAGTGCTTCCTGTCTGCAAGCGCCATTCATCGTCTGAGAAATCTTCCAAGAACCCTAAACGTAGGACCTGGATAAGCCATATCTCATTCGCTTCATTTTTAATACGCTTAGCATAAGCCTGGCGGTAACGGCCGTCATACTGATTATCCTGAGCTAAAGGATTATCAATATAAGTTAAAGGGTTAGTATTGGTAGCGTCGGTATAGACCTTCAGAAATTCTAAGAGCATCGGGGCTTTATCAGAAGCCGTTAGCTTCCAGCCTCTTACTGCTTCCTGGTCCCCCTGGAGCGGCGTGTCCAGGTCCATCTGACCTTCAAGCCATTTAGCTGATTTTGAGTTAAGTCTTTTTCTTGCCTGAGCAATCTCTCCGCTAGTGAGCGCCATAGTGAGCCTCCAATAATTTCCTCACCCCCTCGCGAACGGACTCCATCTTAGATCCGCTCGGCACTATATCGTCGGCTCGGCAGTCTAATAGATCGAAGTATATCCAGAACCGAGAGGGGAGGATTCTTATTACCGTTTCAGAACAATTCCAGCGCTTAACTCCGCGCTTCCGGCCAAAATGAATATAAATACCCAGGCGGCTCTCAATCCAATTATTAGCACATTGTAGATAAGCGTACTTGATCCTACGCTTAGCGGCCTGGAGCTTCCTCCAGGCGTCCTTTAACTCATCCTTATCCATCGGGAGGTGAGCGGAGAATTCTATAGAGCGGCTACCAGGATTTTCCTTTTGCCAATCCAGAAGGTTTACCAGCGGAATAGGTCCGCGTACTCCTGTCTTCCTGGTGTTCGGATCCCTCTTGCTTATACTCTCAAAATAAAAAGAGCCTGTAAGGCCCGTCTGGTCTACGTCGTCAAATACAATTAAAGTATGAGAAAAGGGACCTCCGGTAACTCTACATATCACCTGGCCTACAGTCTCGTCTGCATCGACGGAGTATCCTATTCTCATCTTCATTGATATTTACTCCTTCTTGCATTTTATTATAGCCGTTGCAACTTGCTCATTAGAATCAGCCTGACGAGTCATAGCCTCTGCGTTCTTAACCATTAATTCTGTAAACTTTTCGTCGCGCTTCTCCCATTTATCACGGTCCTTATCACGGTCCTTCTGAGCCATTCTAAAAACTTGTACTAGCGCTCCAGACACAAAAACCAATACTATCGCTAAAACCATTTGCCCCGACGCCTTACCTAACTCTCCGGCCGTAGTGGTAGTAGGCATTTGCGCTACTATCGGTATAGCCATAATAGATCCGAAAAAAACTGTCAACTTCCCTACCATCGTACCCTCCCCCTTATTCTTCAACTGGCTTGAATTTTCTACTGTCTAAAAGTCTATTCGGATTAGAGTCAAAATCAGTCTTTAGCCAACCAGGATTATCCAGATTTGCCGCCTTCCACGCATCCATCTTTTCTTTGTCTATATCAATAATTTTTTTGTGCTTTGGAATTCCTATTTCCAAACGATAACACTTTACTCTCAAAATTCTATTTGAGTTTGCGCCTTCTCCCGCATAATACCACCTGACCATATTCGTCGGAACAAAGTAACCGGACATGATTATCACGCCGCCATTGTCATTAAAAAGGTTTCCAATTTTTGCATCTACCTTTTGGGCGTCGTTAGTGAAAGCAGAAGAAGTTATCTGGTCTTCCCACCCTCCCATAAGTAAGTATTTCGATTCAGCCCTCACCATTCCACAAAACAGAACAATAAAAACTATTAATCGAACAACCAGGGATCCGCTATTTGATACAACCATCTTGGCATCCTTTTGTTATTTGTTGGACAAGTATTATCATGTAAATCTGCGACTTCTTCATCCAGTAAAAACCTATTCGTGTATAATGTTATTTCATCAAGATCACCGCTATACCAACTAGCTGAAACACCTTGACCGCCGACACGAAAGTATTGATCGTTCCCCGTTGTGTAAACTGAAGGCGTGGTCCCGACCTTAACACCATCAACATAAAACCGCATATTGGTATTATCAAAAGTACCGCATACGTGGTGCCATAAACCGTCCGTCAACATAGCTTCATTCGTGTAAGTAATAAACTTACCCATATCAATTTCCCTATAAAAAGAAATGCCATTAGATTGAAGCGCTATAGTACCATGATGGTAATTGTTTGCACTTCGTAGAGTGGCTATAGTTTCTGCTGTTGTGACTTCGTTAGTATGCCTAAACCAACCATCTATTGTATACTTCATAGCCATATCGGTTGTTAAAGTAGCATGATTAACAACTGCATTAGCGGTATAGATAATATCATCAACACCGTTAAATCTTCTTGCTCTATTAATCCAGCCCTGACTATTTGTGTGAACATCAATCCACTCAACACCGTCTCCAGGCAACCCCCCGCCTACAAAAGGATAAACATTTCTATTAAGATCTCCTTGATCGTGACTTGAAACCTCGCAACTACTTCCAAAGGCCGCCGTCCGGCCTCCATCCAGCCCAATCTTCGGACCAAAGGAATAGAACATAATAAGATCATTGGTAGAGATAAGATCCATAGCGACATTAGTAGGACCAGCCTCAAAAAGAATATTGTTTTCTTCCTGGGAAAGCTCCCTACCATAAAACCTTGCGCCCCGATAATATCCATTCGCCCTACTGCCACTATAATAATTTATCCAGTATCCCATATTAGTAGCACCGCCGCTGTAATATGGAGAAGCGATTGTCTTATAAACAAAATTACTGTTGTCTATCGTGCAACCCATTTGCTCGGAGGCTTTTCCTGGCTGGTACTTAAAAGTATAATGGTGCCAGGTGTTATAAACCGCATTAGTTTGAGTGGCGTAGATATATTCCGGTCCTGTTGACGCTCCGATATACATTTCGGGGCCACCACTTGCACCGCTAATATCTGACCAACAAGCCAACCTCCATCCGGCCGACACGTTATAATGATAACCTCCAAGCAACGGCTGAGGCGCGGCCCCTTGCATATTCCTAAACCACACACAAAAAGTTAGATTCGTTTGAAGTTGGTTTAACTTTGGGGATTGCCACTCGTTTGTTTCATTACCGAGATATAACTGCCCCTGGTTAGCCCAATGTTGTCCGAAATTAAGATTATGGTACTGTTGATTCCATTGATAATAAGTTGCCGAAATGTATCCTCCATACAAAGGTTCTCCAAAGATTTCATTTGTAGCGTGTTCCGACGGAATAAAAACATTATCCACTTCCATCCTATAATCAACAATAGTATCCGCCTGGTAAGGATCTTCCCAAAAACTAATAGGACCTACTACTACGCTCCCTCCAAGCCCTATGATCTTAGTTCCACTTACCTTTAACTTCTGCTGACCAAATACTAATGACGCTGAAATCAGTAGCACAATAGCAGTTAAGATCTTCTTCATTCAACTTCCTCCGTAAACCAGGCCGGATCATATACCAGAGTTATAGGCTTATAGATCAAATAGAAATTTGTCCTATTCTCGCGAGAATAATTAATAATATCCAGAGTCGCTTCTGGTATTCTAAGGAAGCCTCCCCTTCCGGATCCGTCTGTAAATGCTCTTAGCCCTTCAGCCCATTTTGTACTCTTAATCTTATCCGGCTCAGATTCTCCCGTCTTTGCGTTATGGCTCGTAATAGGAAAGAAAACGCTATTGTTAATCATGTTGAGAGCGTTTGTTGCGTCTTCCAGTTTATCAGAGGACCAGACATACCATTGAGCGTTTGTGTATGCCGGATAATCTCCAGCTATTAATAATACAGGGAAAAGAACGACAAGAAATATTATTAATACTTTTTTCATTTCAGAGGTCTTTCGTCTTTGTATTGTTGTGAAGCATCCAGGTTGCCAGTAATACCATATTTCCAAGCTAGTTGACCGACTACCTTGTTCACATCATTAGAGGCCGTACCATCAATTATAAGAGTCTCAGTAGTATAACCTCCAACCGTACCGAAACTGTTGCGGTTCCCCATAATTCTTAATGCCTGGGTAGACCCTACCTTCGTGGTATACGGTGAAGTATATCTTAGCTTGCCGTCCACATAGCAACGTATCTCACTATCGTCAAAGTCAAATTCAAGATGATATATACTCGGACCATCACCCATAGCCGGACTTGCGTTACCATTACTTCCGCCTAATCCATTTTGAACAAACCTTCCATTAAACGGTGTACTTGCAGTTACACCATTCTGAAATTGCCAATCAGTAGGGACACCATCATCCATTGAAAAAAGACCAGCATCAAATATTGTTAATGACTCAACAACTGTTACCTGGAAGATACTGAAGTTACCACTTGCAGGAACCGAGAAGGATAAATTCTCTAATGTTTGATCTGCGTAATCCGTGTACTCAAGAGCGTTTAAGTAGTTGATATGATCCCTAAAAATTGAAGGCTGTTCACTTGCCGTTACCTGTCCCAGGTCTTCCCCGTTACCACTAATGTCGGAAAGATCAGAAACAGCCGGAGCGACACTAATAGAAATATTGCTAATAATTGTAGCATCCCACCAGCCTAGCGTAGTTATCTCAGCGGGCGTCCACCAATCGCTGTTATCGAATAGATTTACGACCTGGTTTGTGTCAGCTTCCTTAACCAGCATCTTGCCGCCTATAACAATAGTCTTTGCTCCAGGTATTACCGTAGAAGATCCAGATTGATACTCAGCCTCATAACCAAATATCTCTACTTCTGAAAGGTGAGGTATTGAATTAAAAATTGCACTCAAAGGATCTGTAACTCTCATCCTAAACGAATTATAAGCATTGGTAGCGACAAAGTCTGGATTGTATGTGTAACCATTCCAAGAGAAAACCCTAAACGTCTGCCATTCCGTTGCAAGGTGAGAAACATCAAAAGCCTCTATCGTTTCCCATGTTCCGTTTGTCCCGTCCGTAGTGTCATTTGAGCCTTCAAAAACAAAGTTCGTCCAGCATCGCCTCTTATCGTCTGCGTCAGCTCCGGGCATTGTCAGCGTAAAGCGAGACGGAACATATCGCTTAGGCATACCTATAATACCTACCAGAGCTTCCTCACCGTCTCCACCACCATTAAACCACGTAGCCTTAGTATTAACATTATTGTCCCACATATTAGAGGTAACGTGTGTTGGATTATCAATGTTACCAAAAGGTGTTCCGCCCCCAACGTCAAACAAGTCATTAGCACTATCAAGCTCAGAGCTTAATAGCCGGGCCTGGCCCAGGACGGATCCGGCCGACACTAAGCCGAGCGTAACTATGAGAATAAGTTTCTTCATTAGTCGCCTATCCTAATCATTCTAAAGTTAATGATTCCATCTACGGCACTTATCACTCGGCCAGCACCAGTATCATTCGAGAACCTTATCTCAAGATAGTCGCTCTGTTCCAAGTCAATGAACCCTCCAAGAGGGATAGGATAAACTTCACCGGATGTTGCCATATAGGTATGACCACTTATCTTTTCAATTTCCTGAGTGGCAACACCGTCTGCACCTTTCCATAAAGCACATTCTAAGTGTTCGCCATTCTGATTCTGTGAAACAGATAAGTTGCCTATAACGTGGTATCTCCCTGCTCCCGCTGAGGACACTACCTGTATGCCATTATTTGTCCAACCAATATCATCTGTACTGTATAGTCCCGGCGTCCAATCTGTCCAAGCGTAATAGGTACTCTGGTTTGTCAGAGTTATTGAACCATTTGTAGTCCATCCTTCTGCATATATCTCACGGCTCGCCATCGTATCATAGTTGACAATCTCAATACCTTGTGTTGCTATTCCTTCTGACCTCCAGACTTGAGCATCATCATAAAGCAACTGACTGCCTACATTCATCCAGTTTGTAGTACCAGAAGCGTCTTGAAAAGCATCAGCATCAAGAATTGTATTACCGTCAAGAATTAACAGGTCATTGATTCTTAGAATCTCAATAACATTACTTGCTGTAAATACATTGTCACTTCCAATCTTCGCAAACAAATTTGAAGCTCCTGCGAATATCGGGTCTGATTCTACCGTCAGGAAGTTACGGCTATTCAGATAAGTGACATTAACAATATCATTATCAGATACAGGTGTTCCTGCTGATTCCCAAACCGTACCAGAAGAATTCGTGCTTAGAATACAGTCAACCCAATCAACTGTTTGCTGGTCCTTCTCATACAAAGCACCTAAACCATTATAGATCCAGCCACGGCTTCCCGTAAGGTAAGCATAAGTGTATCCCATTTGCATCTGTCCGTTGTAATCAAGAAACTGAATTGTGGTATTAGTACCAAACGGAGCCGTCAAATAATCATCCCCCGACTCAGACTCAATATCAGCAATTATTTTAGATCCATCTGAAGACAGAGGCACACCGCCAATATATATAGTGGTTGAATCAAAGTGTCCTGTATTACAGTAGATATTTGAAAACCACTTATCAGGGGAGCCTATATTTACAGCGTTGCTTACACCTGGCTCTATGTTATCCCAAACGTACCATGTTCCGTTTGTAATGTTTCTCCCTGAATACCACCAGTTTGTAAAGACAGGATCAGACTCTCCTTCTGTTCCATCCAAGAGTACGCCGTTAAGTATGATAGAAGGGAAGGCTACTGTCTGGTCAAAATTTGTAGTCATTGTGTTGTTTGTAGACTGAGCAATCCAGAAAGGATCCGTCTCCGTGTAACTGGAAAGATAAGCAAGAGGAACACCATTCGTATAGAAAGAATCAGCTTCAATAATTGCGAAATTGGTTAAGTTATTAGCCCATCCATCAACATTTCCATTTTTATATACCGTAAAAACTGGAGAGCCACTACCATAAACATCAAAAGAGGCGTCGGTTGCAGATCCAAGTATTGCAGATACATCACCTTGCCAAGAAGCTGAACCATATTCATTTCCGATAAGCCATAACTCTGCCCCTCTAATTCCTGACTGTGAAGTGCCGCCACCAGACTGAATCTTCGTAATTCCAGTATCGGTTCCATCAGCGGTATCGTTCCTTAATCTGGTTCCTACAATGTCTCCTACAAACTTATTGCTAGTAGTAAATATATTATAATCAGCCTTTACAGCATCCCCAACTCCATCCAGGTTAGATCCATCCCCGTAATATGTGTTCGCGTAAATATTATCAACGTACAAGAGAGCAGATCCAATATCATAAGCGCCGCTCACCGTAGGAATAAAATCAGCATCAAAATCTACCAGGGATACACTTACAGCATTTGTGGTTCCGTCTATCTTTGTTCCGGAAACATAGATAACATCAAACGTACCAGTAGAAGCGCCAATATCAAGAGCGTTTGTAAGGCTGTAATCAGCGCCCATATTTACATTATTGGTCGCTACACGGCCGTCCGCGTCAAGAGGATTTCCAGCCGCCGCTATTGCCGTGAAAACGGCATTGGAAGCCGCCTTCCAATAAGGATCCCTTTCAGGACGACCAAAAGGTCCGCCACTATTCTGAGCGAATACAAGCGTCCCGCTTGCGAGTAATGCCAGGATTATATACTTTATTCTCATTGATCTTCCTTCCTTTTATCGTTGCATCGAGCAGCTGGATCCGCCGGACCAGGTGCAACCATTTATTGAGAGGTCATTTCAGTTATGTTGAGATAGACGTTTCCGCCAAGCTCAGAAATCCACTTAGCCGCGGCCGCGGCCGTCTTACATTGTGTGAAGTTCGCGCCGTCATAGATAAGGTGTCCCAGGCTTGTCGCTACTGGATCTTCACCAGTATAAGTTATCCTGGCGTCTCCCTTTTCTACATCTATGAAGATATGAGTGGTTGCATCGTTCATATCCGCTACTATCTCAGCAACCGCTACCGCGCCAACTGTTACACGCCTCATGGAAGTACCAGGCGTTGCTACTAATTCAGAATTGATATTAAGTGATCTTACGTTTTTGTGCATTGTGACTCCTTATATTTTATTAATAAACTCTTGCCTCTACAGACTGAGGCTGTCTCTGCTGGCCGAATTCAACGTCTACAGTTTCGGACAGTTTCCCATAAGCTGTATTTTCTTCTGTTTCTGCTGTTCTCTGCTGACCGTCGGATCTGATATAATCGGCGTATCCAGCGTAGACAACAAACTTCTTCAGTATGTAAGGAAATTCCTGGACGGTCCAATAAGTAGGACTTGTGGATGGATCCTGCCCGGTCCCGTCCTGGATACAAACGTAACATTCTCCGCTGGTCGCAACGTCGAATACTACGTCCCCGACCACATAGGCCGTGGCTCCGTCATAAGCTACGGAAGTAAATTGTGCTGTTGGACGGATCCTGTACTCTATCCAAGATTTAACAGGAGCAAGGGCGCTCACCTGGACACCATTGTTACTCAATTCAAAGCCCAGGTTGCCAGGATACTTTTGATTAGTCCGAGGATTTTTACTAGATAGATTCTTTACAGTTCCTATAGCTGTTTCACCTGTCTGCTCATAAGCTATATACCTATCCATGTCCTCAGTTAATTCCCAATACGTCGGAGACAAGTCCGGCTGTTGTCCGGTCCCGTTCAAGATACTGGTATAGTACAACTCATCAGCTTCATTAAATACTTCATTCCCGACAACATAAGCCGTCCCAACTAACCAGGACGGCCGATACTGCCTCTGCTCCAGACGTGTTAATTCGGGCCAAAAGGCCCACTCGAAACCTTCAACGTATCTGTCCTGAATGAAAGACGTTAGCTTAGCCGCGTCTATCGTAGTGAAATCGTCAGGATCCGGCCCTAGCCCGCAACGCTGAGCCAGAGCTACCAATACGCTCTTGAAGGTTACTGTTCTCATGCGGCGTTCTCCCCGTAAGATTTATGAAACTTCTTCTTAGTCGGAGAATATCCCACCTGGATCTTATTACTGACATTCTTTATCCGAGCCAGGGGATTATCTCTCAGATATTCTTTCATAAACTGGTCGTCGTCCCAACATTCATATCCGAGGCGCTGGCCCCAATAATGATAAGAAGCAGGATCTATCATGGCTTTACTAAAGCCGTCCTTGAAATTAACACGCTCTCCGCCTCCGGCCAGGTGACACATCTTCAGGCGATCTTCACACGCGGCAAGCCTTCTCTGCTGGCGGTCTTTAAGCATTTGAGCCGCTTCCAGGATTACCTCCTGAGCGACCCCTTCACCATCTTTAAGAAAAGTGGTTATATCGTCAAACATACTAGACTCCTTGCTTAATGGTAGGGGGGACGGTCCTTGCGGACCGTCCCCTTGACCTGGAGCCTACCTGTTATCGAGGAACCTTATGAAGAAATGAATTTCCCCTTCGTCTATGTCGGAGAGACTTTTCGCCGCCATAGATTCTACGAGGATTTCCAAGTGATTAGCGGCCGCGTAGTCAACCATGAAGTCGGTATACGCTCCGTCACGCGAGGCAATCAGCGCGGCGGTTCCGTTAGCATTTACCTGGAAGGCAGTAATGAATCCGTCCGGATCATCGTCGTCACCCGCCGACATTTGCGTATCATTAAAGGCCGCGTCTGAGGAATCCTCAAACGTGCTTATGACCTTTGCAAACACGATAGCGGCTGACATATCATCTGCCATTGTGTAAATATTAATGACTTCGTCGGTATCTGCGACTGTTTCCGTAAGGTCTTCATGCGTGATTATCGCAACGTGAGACGCACCGAAAGCCCCTACCCGTTCTTCTTCTAAGAGTGGTCTAAACTGCATTTTCTATTTCCTCCGTTATTATTTACGACTACTTATTATTTCCAACTATCAGGATTAAGCTCCCCGGATTAGCTCCGGGGAGCATTACTTTCTTTCTAGGAGTTAGCTTTAACTGCCACACAACCGAGTACGTTGTCCGCCATGAGAAGGAATATCGCGTCAACGATAGCCTTTTTGCCGCCGCCCTTGTAAGGGAGCTTCACTACGCGAGGCATCCTGGTATAAGCGAGGCCCCACATGGACATATCCAGGAACAATCCGGATTTATCCGTGTAAGCTGAGTCAGCGCCGTCCTCTGGATCCGTCCAGTTAAAGGACGTGAGGTGCAGATCAACTTGTCCAGTATCAAACACCAGCCTGTCAATAACTTCAATAAGCGCCCGGCTGTTAGCGTCCTGATTGAATACACGTACTGGAGTCTTACTGGCTACGTCGTCCTGGTAAGATCCCCACTTGCTAATATGATTCTTCAGCTCAACGCCGCAAAAACCATCCAACTTAGAAGGAGCGTGTCTTTCCTTGTAAGCTGAGGCCATAAGCCCCTTGAACACTTCTTCAGCACAGTTTGCCAGCGTTCCGGAATGGATTGACGCCGCTGGAGTACGGAAGTCGGCCGGAACAGGATACACACCCTGAGCCGCACTATCGACCCACTTAAACGCACCGCGAGTCTCATTACCGATATTACCATCGTCGAGCTGAGCGTCGTCATTCGACAATGCTCTCTTTTCGATCTGCCTCTTAACGGTTACGAGAGCGTCCGCAACCTGAGCCGCCATTTCCCCGCGTGATTCACCAGCTACTACAGCTTCGTCGGCAAAATCACTTACAGCCGGGTTATACCATGTTTTCTGAGACACGGCATGGATCCTCTTGCGAGGATTGCTCTGGAAATCGTCCGCGTCTTTTCCGTCTACGACTCCCTGGTGTCCTGTGACAGGATAAGCCTTCACCTGCCAGTCATGTAGAACCTGGAGAGGTTTTTTACGTTTCGCTAACATCGACGTAAAAGGCGTAGCAATAGCCTCCACGTTTGCAATTATATCGGCCAATGATTCTCTTTTGCCGACCTGGTCTGCTTCATACATAGCTGGCATAATATTTTTCCTTCCTCCTAGACGAAATTTCCGGCCAGGATAACTTTTTCCAAATTTTCAGTAGAGCCACCTGACTCCACAAACTCTTTTACCGCGCCCTTGTGATCTCCGCCCTTCTTCTTCTTCTTAGAGAGCGGCCCCTGTCCACGCGGGCCTGACCCGTCCGGCACTTTAGGCGCCTTCGGAGCCTTCTCTGTTGACGTTCCGGATTTCGCTTTCTTCTTCGACTTCTTACGAAGACGCTCACCCGCCAACATATCGCCAATCACTACTTTCACGTTAGGCAAGCGTTTTAAGCCTGGCACTTGACGTAAAATTGCTTGCATGATCTGGCTATCATCTGAACCCGGATCAAGCAAATCCGGATACAGCGTCTTAACGTGACTGTCCATTTTAGCGCGTTCAGCCACAATTTTTCGCGCCCGCGGCAGTATGACCTGTCGCTCGTCTTCCAACTGTTCCAGCCGATCCTCAATCTGTTCGGCTGAATATGAGGGATCTTGCGGCGTACCGTCCCCCTCGTAACCATGCTTATTCTTCCTGGCCCAAGCACGAAAGGCCATAATTTCAGATTCACGTTTATCAATATCATTTTCGCTATCGACCAGAAACATAGGGTGCAAGCCAGAAGATCCAGCATTAATACTGAGTCTGAGGTCTGACAATTCTTCACTTAACTTATCCCTTTCAGTTTTCGTCGCGGTCAACTTTTCTTCAGCGGTTTTTCTTTTCGCGACTTCTTTTCCTATTCTCTTATCTATTTTTTCCTGCAACTTCTTGTCGAGCTTGCCCTCTGATTCTTCGTCGTCGGTATCAGATTCCTCGGCCTCATCGTCTTCCCCTTCTTCCGAAACCCCGTCTTCATCATCTTCTTCTTCGCCATTTTCTAAATCTTCTTCCTCTTGCGCTTCCTCATCTTCGTCGGTATCGGCTTGTGATCCTTCAGAGCCTTCCCCACCGTCTTCGTCTTCATCTTCGGACTTGTTTTTCTTTTTGCCTTCATCTTCAGAGTCTTCCAATCCTTTTAAGCCAGATATTCCCAGGTCCGCGGCTACGTGCGTAAGTACGTCTGTTTCTACTGGTTCCAGATTTTCCGTTGAGTCTCCTGCTTTACCTTTGTTCTTGCCGTCCATGATGCACCTCATCAAGTAGGTTATTAAACCAATTCAAAGCCTCATGCCCTGAAAAGAAAAAATCCAGACAGGATTTCTCCCGTCTGGACTTACCAATTATACATATATGAGTTTATTTACAAGGGCCTACCCTAACATCTGCACCAATCTGCACCAATCTGCACCAATCTGCACCGATTCAGCCACCATTTAAGAGCTTGCCTTATCTCCTACTTTTCGCGGAGGAACCGCTACATCGGCCTGGGCCGTGAGTTTAGCCTTCTCCAATTCTTTCTTCTTTTCCTCTACCTTCAACTGGTTTTCTCTATCCCTTTTCCACTCGGCTTTAGCCTCAGACATAATCTCAGCCTCACGCTCTTTACGCCTTGCTTGCATCTGGCGCTCAGCCGCAGATCCGGCCGCGTCCTTAATCTCAGCCTGAAGCTCGTATATTCCAGCGGTCTTCCCGTCCGTCCAATCTCTATTCGGATTGTCTTCCCGGATTCCGTCATTGACACACTCAGCTATCTTCTTATCAAAGAACGACATTATAGCTTCATATATCGGTAACGTAGATCCCGTCGCTAACGCTTCCCTCATTTCTCTATCCGACATAGGAGCGTACTGAAGATTAGCAACTTTCTTCTTCTTTTTCCTCAACAACGATAACATAACCTATCTCCTTTTTATCGTTGCGCCTGGCGCCGCGGATCCTCGCGGCCGGCGCAACCATTTTACTGACCTTCTTCCAGAGCGGGCTTAGCTCCAACCTTGCCTATCTCTGCGTTCTCCTGCTGTTGAACCATAAACTGAAGATGCTTTATCCGTGATTCAAGTATTGCCTGGCTGGCAGGAGTCATACTCTCAACCGCCTCCGGATTCTTAGTAATAATATCCTGAAGGACATTCAGCCTCAGATTATAATTCTGTCCTTCCGGCAACATAGGCGGCTCAACCCCGGCATAGATCTTAGCAAAATTAGTTTGCTCTGATTCAGCTTCCTTCATATTTGCCGCTTCTACTGGCTGTAGAGTTTCCTCGGCCAGGTTAGGGCTTATAGCGTAGAACATTCTTGATACCAGCTTATCTCTCTGTACTGTAGACTGAGTATCCATCGGAAGGACCATTTCATGCAACATACTAGCCAGAGTCTTGAGATATTCCATATCCATATCACGCACGTCAAAAGTAAGCTCAAGATCAAACTGACCCTGGATCTCCTGACGGGACCTGGCCGTATAAGGCGTCGAGGTTCCGATAACCCTTTCCACCTGGGCGTCGCTCATGTACTGCTGGCATAACTGCAACATCATAACCATAGCGTCCTTATAATAAGACAGGAACAAATCTACCATGTGCTGTTTATGCAACGTCCATAACTGTTCCGACACTTCTGGATTAAGACGGCCGAAATATTCATCCACCTGACGCCTAACCTCTTTCTGCTGGTCTATCGCGCCTTTAGGATAATCAGGCCCCTTCATCCAATCCACGTCCCCGCGTCTATTCTCTTTTATCTGTTTCAACGGGCCAATAACTATCTGCTCACGCGGCCTGTTGGCCGGGACCTTCAGCGGCGGTACTGTAGCAAGCTGAGTATAATCATCGAAACTATCATGCTTTAACTTCAGGCTCGTCTGTTGAGTCATTGTCAATTCAGGTACTCCGCGAGAATCCCATAGACGCGACGTAACCACTTCACGCGGGAAGTATACGAAAGGATATTTACCGTGAGCATAATCCAGGATCTCTCTTTCCTTCGCTGGTTCTTCTACGCTCATGTGGAAAGTTCTGACATAAATTCCCATTACGCCGTCCTCATTAACGGCCTTATTAAAAGCGTGGACTACCTGGTACAACCCACGCCTTTCCTCTGAAGGCGTCCGGATAGTAACTGTATCAGCATAATCTCCAGCGATTGCTTCCCTCCATTGAAAACTCAAAGGGAAAGCCGTCTGTCCTTCATGCTGTAAGACTCCATCTATAAAGTCTTCACTCCAGCCCATACTTACCTCGCGCTCCCGAACCTCGGCCTCAGTAAGCCATTCATTCATAAAGATCACGCGGGATCTCTGAAGATCTATTGTATTACTAGGAAAGTGAATATCATCGAAAAGCCTTAATGCCCTTATACATGGTAGATTAACCCTGAAGTAAGGAACCGGAAACTCGGATACCTGTTTTTCTCTTAGGTCTTTAACTACCTTCTTAGCCCTCTTGTCTTTCATCGACGGGATAAGAGCTTGCATAAATACAACCGCTTCTTGCTCCCTGAGAGGATCATTAATCATGTTAATAATTTCAGCGGCGTCTCCCTTTGAAGCCTGGAAGGTTTCAGCCAGAAGCGCAGGAAGACCGTCTATTGTTATTTCCTGCAACTCAAGAGCGCTCTCCTGCTTCCAATAAACATAAAGCAATCCAGCGGCCGGAGTGTCCCCCTGCTGATATTGAGCAAGTCTCATTATCTCCGTAATATACTGACTACCCATCTGATTACGGATTAACCACCTGAAAAGGATTTCCATTTTCCTTCCCAGGCCCTCGTCTGAAATCTCCATTCCCTTGAAGCGAGGTATAACTCTGGTAGCGGCCGCAACCAGGATCATTACATTCTCGTTGACTATCATATCAGCGAGACGGTATCTGCTATCGCTGGCCCCTTCAAACGGGAAAGGTTCTATACCATCCATTTCCTCGCGGTGCTTACGGCCGTCGGCCGCCTGTCCGCTCCATCTACAAAATCGAGTATCGTTACCATCCCAACGGCGCTCATAAACCCCCCAGGCCGCGTCCTGGTCGATCTGCTGTAACTCCTGCTTAAACTGGACAAGGTCCTCTTGAGATTCTGGACCTATTCCGTCTCCTTCTACTTCTTGAGGCACATCAGGGCCTAGATGGTCATAACCTGTCATTGTTACTCCTTTGTTGATATTAACTTTGTTCGCAACCAGCCAGTTTAACTATGTCCACACGTCTGTAGTACGCATTACTTCCCTTTTTGCCCCCGGCTAAATATATTTTCTGAATTAGGCCAGCATCTACCATTTTAGATAGTTCTCTACTTGTAATTCCGAGGCATTGTATCACTTCTGAGCGTCTAAGCAAGAGTTTATCAGGTATTTTAACCAATGTCTTTATCCTCCTTTTTCTCCAATATCCTTATAGCTTCTACTAATTCTTTGACCTGAGCCGCTACCCTTTCATCCGAATCTACCCTATCTTTACGAGCCAGGACCGCCAAACTCAAAGCCATTTTAGCCGTAGTAAATTTAATAGTGTCCCCCTCCGTGACTCTGAAAAGATTGCTTGTCAATAAAACTACAATCAGCCAGCCAGAAGTATCTGAGATTATCAATGGGATCCTTACAGGCTCCCCTTGTTCCATCCTGGCCCGTCCAGTTCTGTAGAGCATAGATTGTATTCTTACAATCGCTACTCACGTAAAAATTAGGCTTATTAAAAAAATCAATTTCTTTTTCTTCATCATAATCAAGAGCGTCCGTTATCATCTGGACTCCCTCATTAATATCATTTCCAGGCGTCGTATTAAAGTGAAGATGAATCTCAGCAAACTTCTCAAGCAAAGAAGTAGGACGATCCTTCTCCAGCTTAGGAGCGCTTGCAAATCGACTATCCATAAACCTTTCAAATATTATTTCCTCTGATCCTGAGTGTTCGGTCCAACCTTTAATAAATTCAGACTTGGTAACGTCCTGCTTCTTTTCCTGCTTAGCGTCCTTCCAGCGCTCCAGCCTGGCAATCTCATTCTTGTACTGCAATAAACCAAAGCCGAAAGGATCCTGAGCTGGCCCCTTCTTGCCGTCCAACTTTTTTCCGTCAGGTAAAGCCCAGGGACCAGGAACACCCTGCTCAGGTATATGATAGTTACCAGGCCACTCTCTATACAGATAAACGCCTTCAGGAGTTACACGAAACCAGCTCATAAAGAAGTTACGGCCGCTAGCTGGATCTACAAAGTGATAATTCGTCCCGGATTCTGGTATATCTTCAGGCTTAACGACGTGGATCTTCATACGGAATTTAGGGAACCTACTAGACATTGTTTTATCAGCTATTCCATAAAAACGCTCTTTTATGAAAGCTGTAGACTTGCCGCTAATAAGGTCCAAGACCTGAGACGGATTTCCATAAGGATTATCTGAACTATGAAAATAGACTACTCTCGCATTAGGCTCCGGCGGCTGGATCACTCGCGGGACCTTATCGAGGACCCGGCCCGCGGGGATCTCCGGCAACTCTCTTTCACCTTTCGCCCAGGTATCACACTTCTCCAGGATTAACGCCTGTTCTTCTAAAGATTCCTTCCCGTCTTTAGGACAAAGGAAAGCTGGATTTTCGATAACTGGCTGAGCGCCGTCTACAAACATCTTCACCGTCTGAGTATATCCTTTGACCGGAGTAAATGTTATTATGATCCTTCCATGCCTTGTTGCAATACGGAGCCTTGCTGTATCAACCCAATCAGGCGGCACTAATTCATCGAACCATATTATATCAACTTCACCACCTTCAATAGTATCCATGTCCTGCTCGTAATTCCTGAAGATACATTCTGATCCGTTAGGCAGTACAAATTTATTATCACTAAATCCATATTTCTGATTATAAGAAATGTATCCAACTTCCGACTTTATCTTCCGCTGGAATTCCTTTGGTAGGTATCTCCATAGGAGCGGCTGTTGATACTCTACGCTGTTAGGATTATTAGTATGAAAACACCAGGCCCTCGCGTTCTTCTTTCCTAGAAGGACCTTCATTACTCTCTTAGCGGCGTACTCACTTTTACTTCCTCGGTTTCCTCCCTGGATAAGCAAGAGCTGTACTACCCATTGTTCAAACTTACTGAGCATATCCTTTTCAAGATAATTTCTCAGGCCACGGCTTGTTTTAGGATCCACCCAATCAAAACCCAGGAAGGCGTCACATACTCTCCATATCGGAGGCTCCCACCCGTAACGGAAAGGATCCTCTTTCTCGCGGCGGATAAACAACTCGCGGTCCTTCATCAACTGGATCCACCGCTCCTTCCCCATCTCCTGCATCTGCTCAGGAGTGGGGATCTTCAGTATAGGGTGTTCTGTTGGCTGAAATTTACTCATCGTCTTTTATCAACCTTACCGTAACTGGAGCGAAAAGGACAGACGGAGTAAAGTCTCCATCCCATTCTACTTCTCGCTTATTTCCGTGATTCTTTCGGATAACTCCTACGCAAGGTTTCTCCGCGTGGTCACACACAAGAATATCACCAACACCAGGGATCTTACGAGCATAATCAAAGACAAGGACCGTAGGACGTGTCTGAGACGAGCTTAGAGGTCCTATCTCTATGAAGTAAGCTGTTAGACCCCTATGAGCTTCTTCGCGTTGCAACTCCAATATTGCGCTATCTAATTTAGCCCGCGTCCTCTTTCCCTTAACTTCAGCCTTGAGTTTATCTCTTATCTTCATCTGTTTTCTCCAGGCCGACTTCAGGAATATCGCGCTTCATTCCTATCTGTATAAAGGCGGCGTCTATCTCATTCATATCCTTGCAAGCATACAGCTTATTGAGAAGGGCCTGATACTGCTGAGCGCCACGTGCTACCTTCAGCGCCTCAACCTTCAGCTCATCATATCTTTGCCGCTCTTTAAGCATTTCCATTTTGGATTCAACAAGCATATCCAAAAGTTTATCGTCTATGCTTTCCTCTTTCGTGCAACCCACCAGGCAGATTGCCGCTATAACAATTATCATTTTCTTCATTACACTTCTCCCTTTCTTTGTTTTATATATCTCCTAACTCTTGAGCCTTTTGAATTGCACTTAAAGCCTGGAAGATTAATTCAGGAACATTCCTCAACATATTATCAGGAAGATTGTTGAGGTCCGCTATCAGCAATTCTCTATCATCCGGAAGATACTCCCCTTCCAAAACTTTGTCCGTCGCGGCCGTCAGGATCATAACTGAGTGTCCCTTATTTACAATACCGCCCGCCATGATCCATAAGTCTTGATCTACCCAAATTCCCAGGTCTCCCATAATGTGCCGCGCCATAGCCGAAAAGCAATCTTCTACTCCCAACACTTCACCGCCGACAAGGCCGTAATTGCCCTTATGCTTTTCAGACTGTTCCTCCGTGATAAGAGCAACCTTGTCCAGGCCCTCATTAAACAGGATCCCCGTTACATACTCACTCATCCTACTCCCCTTTCAATAAATCATAGACTCCAACCAAAACCTTCCGGACCTCTCCTTGTTCACGCGGATCCAATACCTGAAGTCTATCCTCTACATAATTCTGAATATCATCGAGCTTCTTGTTTTTCTTCTCAAACTTATCATAGAGTATCGAGTGAATTTTCCTTAGCGCTTCTTCCATTAAAACATAATCTTTGACATAATCTAAGCCGTGGTATCCTGGCGGGAGATCCACCGTGACCCTTGACACTCCTAATAATATTCCTATCAGTATATTACATTCGTTTTTATAATTAATGTTTCTTCGGGGCATTTAATTTCTCCATGTATTTTATTGAATTCCTCCATATCTATTCCAACGTCTTCAGCGGTCCAGAGTCGCGTATATATTTCTACTTCTTCCATTCTTTTCTTATACCTGGCTTCTTCATAGCCACCATAAACGCAACCCGCTATAGCCGCGAGAGACAAGAAAACAATCAGGCCAATCGTAATCAATACTCTTTCAAACAACTTGTACCAGCGCTCTCTTGCCTCTCCCAAACTTTTCATGCTTTCCTTTCCTCGTACTTAATTCCCAACTTCCTCGCAATCCTCTTAACCTCCAAACTCCGGCGGGACCTCCGCGTGGAACGGTAAGCCGTCCTGTTGTGATGTCTTCTTTTCCTCATGCTGATATTCCTCCACTCCTAATGGGCCTGACATAAAAACGTGAGGCCGATCAAACCGCTCATCTTCCTGGCGGTAGTGCCAGCTCTCATGCTGGTCAAACCATAATCTTTTTACAGGCTCGTCTCCGTCTCCGCCGCGTTGCTTCTGAACGATAAACAAAGCGTCATTAACTTTACTCAGCTCAGACAACTCAGACTCCAACAGATTTCCCTCCAAACTCTCATAAGCCGCTCGGACCTCTTTTTCCTTCTTCTTGTTTCTCCACATACAAACCACGTTATGAGCCAGGTCCACAATATGCGCGGATCCACGGACGCCGTACTTTGTCGGCCAGTTCTTTTCCTCCGGGTGTCTCGCGTCCGGCTTCTTGCTATGAGCTACGATATGCACGTGCGCTTTATGCTCAGTCGCGAAATGGCATAACTTATTGAGAAACGCCTTCTGAGATTCATTGTCTTCCTCATCCACGTCCAGCTTCATAAGACTATCAATCACGAAATGCTTAACACCGTACTTCTTTGAAGCGTATGAAAAAACCTCAAGAAGTGATTTCGTAGTTGCTTCTCCCAGGCAGTCATAGATCCAAAACTTTTCATCCAGCCACCTTAGAGACTCGTCAAGTTCCTTCTCGTCGCAAGGCTTCCTCTTAGCGAGGACCTGACGGATAATATTCTGTATTGTCCGTCGCGCCGGAATCTCCATTGAAGCGTCGCAACTTTTGATACCGAGTGAAGCGAAATGACATAGACAATACGTGAGGCCCACCGTCTTACCGTGAGCCGTGTATCCTTGCCAGACCGTAACCGC